AGTTATTGCGCCGGTGAAAAGTGGAACATGGGGTTCCTGCTGTCTCACGTAGACACGCATACCAAGTCGGTGCAGATGGAGTACATCGACGTCCGTGACCATTCAATGATTGGCGGCCGCTTTTATCAGCGCACGCCAGAAGAGGCTTAGATATAATTGCTTTGCGCTTGGATAGGGGGCACCCGACAAGCCGGTTTGACCGCCGGCTTCCAAGCGTCCCAAACGGTCGGCTCCTAGTCAGGGCGGGAAATTGAACAAGATCATTTCTGGGTCTGAGGCTCGTCGTCTCGGGCTCAAGCGGTACTTCACCGGCAAGCCGTGCAAGAAAGGCCACGTTGCTGAGCGCTATGCCGATAAAGGCATGTGCGTTGAGTGCGAGAAGGAACGCGCTACTCTTCGCTCGAAATCTCCGCAAGTAAAGGCGTACCACGCCGCGTATTACGCGAAGAACAGCGATCAGGCCAAGGCGTACGCCGCTGAATATCGCAAGGCGAACGCGGAAAAGATCAAGGCACACTATGACGCTAACAAAGAGCGTCGGCAGGCCGTGAAAGCCAAGTGGCGCGAGGTCAACGCAGAATCAATCAGGGCGAAAAAGGCAGATTGGCGCAGCGTGAACGCGGATGCTATTCGCGCCAAGAAGGCGCTTTGGCAGAAACAGAATCCGCACAAGGCGGTCGCCTCAGTAAGCAGGCGGCGAGCGCTGAAAATGGCTGCCACCCCTCCTTGGGCTGACCAGTCAGCTATTGACCAGTATTACCTGATCGCCGGCTTCCTGTCCGACGAGTTGGGCGTTGATTTCCACGTCGATCACATTGTTCCGTTGCGGAGCGAGACGGTGCAGGGATTTCACTCTCAGCACAATCTCAATATAGCCCTTGGCGCGTGGAACATTTCCAAATCGAATCGCTGGTGGCCCCACATGCCTGAGCGCATCGACGCCGAGCCGCTTGCCGCCTAATTTATACCTCGCTACGAGATCGCGGGGTATAGCCGAGAGATCGGCGCAGTAAGCACACATCCTTAAATCGGCAGACGCCGAATGAGACTACACAATGGCGCAGCCAAAGAAAGCCGCGCCGGACTGGGAGCGCATTGAAGCTGACTACCGGGCCGGCTTGCTGTCGGTGCGGGAGATTGCAGCCGCACAAGGGATTTCCCATACAGCGATCCAGAAGCGCGCAAAGGCCGAAAGCTGGGAGCGCGATCTCGGCAAACGCATACAGGCAAAGGCCGACGCGCTGGTTGCCAAGCGTGAAGTTGCCAGTCAGGTTGCCACGGAACGAGCGGCAACTGACGCCGTAATCGTCGAGGCGAACGCTCAGGTAATTGCCAACATCCGGTTGGCTCACCGTACGGACATTTCAAAGTCGCGCGGGCTCGTGATGGCGCTGCTCTCTGAGTTGGAGCACCAGACCGAGCATCGCGACCTGTACGAAAAGCTGGGCGTCCTGATGATGCAGCCGGACGACAACGGGCGCGACAAACTGTACGAGGCCTACACGAAGGCCATGTCGCTAGGTGGTCGGACATCGACCATGAAGGCGCTATCGGATTCGCTCAAGACGCTGATTGCTCTCGAGCGCGAAGCGTATGGCGTTGTCGATGAGCCACCACCTCCGCCGCCCGCTCCGGTACAACAAACGACGGTGGTGATTGAAAATGCAGTCGCAGCCGCCCGCAGAAAGCTTGACGCTGAGTACTGACGAAGAGATTGAGCGACTAGTAACGAAGCAGGATTGCGAGGATAGCCATCTATTCTTCAGCCGCTACTTCTTCAAGCATCGCCAAGGAATCAAGTTCCTGATCAACTGGCACCACGTACTGATCGCAGACGTCGTCGAGCGAGTAATTCGTGGTGAGCTAAAGAACGTCGTCATCAACGTTCCGCCAGGCTCGTCCAAGACCGAGCTCGTCGCTATCAATCTGATGGCGCGCGGCCTGGCGTTGAATCCGCGAGCCCGGTTCATCCACATCTCGTACTCGGATGATCTGGCGCTGCTGAATTCCGAAACGGCGCGGGAAATCGTCCGTTCGCAAGAGTTCCAGCGTCTGTGGTCCCTGAAGATCGCCGACGATGCCGATTCAAAGAAGCGCTGGAACGTCCTTGTTGATGGTCGCAAGGCCGGCGGCGTGTACGCAGTATCGCTAGGCGGCCAGATCACTGGTTTTCGTGCCGGCCACATGGCTGATGGATGGCAAGGCGCCATCCTGATTGACGACCCGCTCAAAGTCGAAGACGCATACAGCAAGGCTAATCGCGACAAGGCAAACCGGAAGATTGTTTCCACGGTCAAGAGTCGCAAGGCGAATCCCGACACGCCGATTGTTGTCATCATGCAGCGCTTGGCTGAAGAAGACCCTACGGGCTTCATCAAAGCCGGGAAAGTGCCGGGCGACTGGGAATTCATCAATATTCCGGCGCTGATCACCGATGAATACGTTGCAGCTCTGCCGGAGCGCATCCGCCAGATGGTGGACACGGGCGACAGAGATGAAGCCGGACGATTCAGCTACTGGCCATATAAAGAGCCGCTGAAAGACATGCTGGAGCTTGAGAAAGCTGACAGGTACGTGTTTAGCGGTCAGTACATGCAAATGCCATCGCCGCTCGGTGGCGGAATTCTCCGCGGCGCCGCGTTCCGCCGTTATGCGGTTGTGCCGCATCTACGCTACCGGAAGATCTACGCCGACACTGCGCAGAAGACCGCCGAACGGAACGACTACAGCGTCCTGCAATGCTGGGGATATGGGCTGGATGGCAATGCCTACCTGCTCGACCAGATCCGCGGCAAGTGGGAAGCGCCGGCACTGCGCCAGCAGGCGATGGACTTCTGGAACAAGCACTACGCTCTGAACGGCAACCAGTATCTCGGCCCGCTTCGTCAGATGAAGGTCGAAGACAAGGCCAGCGGTACCGGTCTGATTCAGGACATTCGCGCGTCCGGTGGTATCCCGATCGAAGGCATTGAGCGCAACCGCGACAAGCTTTCGCGCGTGATGGACGTGGTGAGCTACATCGATTCCGGATACGTCTACGTGCCGGAAAACGCGCCATGGGCGAGCGACTTCATTGGTGAGTGTGAAGCCTTCACGGCCGACGACACGCACGCACACGACGACCAGATCGATCCGATGTGCGACGCGATCAACGATATGTTGGCTGGCGCGAAAGACCTATCCGTTTGGGCCAAGCTCGCCGGGTAAAACTGCTCAGAGGCCTCGCGCCACAAAAAAGGAAATTCTTCTAGCATGTCCAAGTCACGTCGAAATGTGAAAGCAGGCGTGACGCAACCGGTCCGCACCAACGATTCATTCCAGAACGCCACTGCAAATCTCGGCTGGGGTACTAACAACCAGTCCAGCGCCTCGCAATATGCGCTGTCGTATCAAAGCCGAAACCGTATCAACTTGGAGGCTGCGTACCGAGGTTCGTGGGTGGTTCGCGCTGCAGTCGACGCCATGCCGGAAGACATGACCCGGTGCGGCATTGAAATGTCTGGGCTAGAGCCTGAAGATATTTCGCTGATCGAGCGCGACATGATGCGCCTGGCAATCTGGGACGCACTGTGCGACGACGGTAAATGGGCGAATCTGTACGGCGGCTGCCTTGCGGTCATGCTGATTGATGGGCAGGATTTCGCTACCCCCTTGCGCGTCGAGACGATCGCTAAAGGCCAGTTCAAGGGTCTTCTGATCCTTGATCGGTGGATGGTGTCTCCTCCGGTTGGGGAGGTAGTGACTGAGTTCGGCCCGGACATGGGCAAGCCGGTCTACTACAACGTCATCGCCGACTATGCAGCTATCCCGAAAGCGAAGATTCATTACTCGCGCGTGATCCGCCTAGACGGCATGGATCTGCCCTTCTATCAGCGTGTTGCTGAGAATGGATGGGGTCTGTCGGTGCTTGAGCCGATGTGGGATCGGCTGATCGCGTTCGACAGCGCGTCTGTCGGTGCCGGCCAGTTGATCTACAAAGCGCACCTTCGCACGATGACCATTGAAGGCCTGCGCGAAGTCATTGCTATGGGCGGCCCTGCCCTCGCCGGCCTGAAAGCGCAGATTGAGTTCACGCGCTTCGCCCAGACCAACGAAGGCATAACGCTGGTTGATGGCAAGGACAAGTTTGAGGCGCATACCTACGCTTTCTCCGGCCTGTCCGACATGCTGACTCAGTTTGCACAGCAGTTGTGCGGCGCACTGGGTATGCCTTTCACTCGCCTGTTCGGCCAGTCTCCGACCGGTTTAAATGCGACCGGCGAAGGCGAAATGAAGCAGTGGCATGAGAAGGTCAAGCAGCATCAGGAGCGGCGCCTGCGCAATCCTCTGCATCGCCTCCTGTCTGTCATGTCCATGTCGTCTCTCGGCAAGCCTCTGCCAGATGACTTCTCGTTCGAGTTCCGCAACCTTCAGGAAATGTCCGAGAAGGAAAAGTCGGAGATCGCCAAGTCGACCGTGGAAGCCGTCACCGCAGCCGTGGACGCGAACCTGCTGAAGATCAGCGACGGCATGAAGGAGCTGAAGGCATCGGCCCCGAATACCGGCATGTTCGGCGGGATCACAGACGAGGCGATCACCGAAGCCGAAGAGCAGGAAAAGAACGCCCCGCCACCCGGAGAGATGGACTTGCCTGATGTGTCGAAGCTGACGGGGGATTCGGGCTCGGCTCTGGATTGGCTCAAGCGATGGAGGAAGAAATGACCTATCTAGCGCCATGCCCGTTTTGTCGTTCGACCGATGTCGTTGAATACATGGAGGACCATGAGGTTGGCTCGCCCGACTGCATGGTCCTATGCAAACAGTGTCTCGGAAGCGGGCCATTGATCGAATCGGAATCATTCGACCCGGAACATATCGAGGATTGCCGGCGCAAGGCTCGCGATCGTTGGAATAACAGATGACCCTCACCCTTGACCGCAAGCGCAGCCGCAACCCGGTCAAGACGCAGCGTATCGAGCAGCGGTACGCCCTGCAGCTTCGCAAGGTAGCGCAGCAAGTCGGATCGATAGTAGCGCCCTTCACGCCCGGCGACATGTCGCAGGTGCCGACGATCGAGCACCTGCTGAACGCCTACGCCGACATGCTCAAGGGCTGGGCGACGCAGACGGCATCCAACATGCTGATGGACGTCGCCCTTCGCGATGAGCAGGCATGGAAGACACTGGCGAAAGATCTGTCACGCGGGCTTCGCGAAGAGATCCGCAATGCGCCGACTGGCGTGGTGATGCGTCAGTTGCTGGCTGAACAGGTCGGACTGATCCAGAGCATTCCGATTGAGGCGGCGCAGCGGGTGCATCGGCTCACTTTGGAAGGCATCGAGGATTCAAAGCGGTTCACGGAGATTGCGGCGGAGATTCGTCGTAGTGGCGAAGTGGCTGAATCGCGGAGCGTCTTGATCGCCCGGACCGAGGTAAGCCGCACATCATCCACGCTGACCCAAGCCCGCGCCGAACATATCGGTTCAGAAGGATATTTTTGGGAAACGGCCGGTGACTCAACAACGCGAAAGTCACACAAAGCGATGCAAGGCAAGTTCGTGAAATGGTCTGAGCCGCCGACCCTTGATGACCTGAAGGGGCACGCCGGATGTTTGCCGAATTGCCGATGCTGGCCGCGTGTTGCGATACCAGATTAGAAAGGATGCCGTATAATTAGCGAGCCCCCGAAGTGCTACCAACACTCCGAGGGCTCTAACCACACCATTACCTATTTCGGAGGTAAGCGGCATGGCTGACGCCATTCTACAACAGTTTCAGATCGTCTCTCGTACGGAGGCGAAGGCTGCTGGGCTCGCTCGATATTTCACTGGCAAGCCTTGCAAGCACGGGCACATTTCCCAACGCTTCACAAAATGCACGCACTGCGTCCAGTGCGAGATAGACAGAAGCGAGGCCCGAAAGCCTGCGCAGCGCGAATACCGCAAAGCCAATGCGGAAAGGTTCCGCGCCTATTCTGTCGCATACAGGGCAGCCAACCCGGAAAAGGTCGCCAAGTGGAATAAAGATATTCAAGAAAGGTGGGGCGCAGAGGCGTGGAGGCTTCGCTCGAAGGTATGGCGCGAACAAAATCATGAGCGCGCCCTGGCGTATGACCGCCGATACCGCATCGACAATCCTGAAAAGGTGAAAGAGGCTCGGCGCAAGTGGAGTCAAGCTAATCCGGACGCAGTTGTCGCCCTACGAAACAGGCGCAAGGCAAAAAAGGTTGCTGGCGGTAGTTATACAAAGCATCAGATCGCTGATCTACATAAGAAGCAGCGATATCGCTGCGCAGCATGCGGGTGCTCAACCAAAAAGAAGCGGCACGCAGATCACATCATCCCCTTGAAGCTTGGCGGGTCGAACGACATCACCAATATCCAGATATTGTGTCCGCTGTGCAATATGCGAAAAAACGCAAAGCACCCAATAGATTTCGCCCAAGAAAACGGTAAGTTGCTGTAGTCAACTACCTCGAATCATCTAACCCGCCAAGTGCGGGTTTTTTTACGCCCAGAGATATGTCCCATCCCTGTCAATGCGAGTCCTGCAAGACAAAGCGAACCAACGATTCCGTGACGGCTTCAGGGTTCTTCTCTGAGGAGGAGATAAGCCCGAATCAGTATTTCACGCCTGAAGGGTTTCTCGTCTGCGAAGCGGTGCCAGTCGCGCGCACCGGGATTCAGGAATACGCCGACATCGAGTTGCCGGATATCGAGGCTGGGCCTGACGGGATCATCTACGTTGAACGCGATCCAGAGGTCGTGTTTGCGCCCGAGACCATCGCAAGCCTCATCGGCAAGCCCGTTACTCTGGATCACCCAAGAGAGCCGGTAACGCCCGATAACTGGATGATTCTCGCCAAGGGAACAACGCACAACGTTCGGCGCGGCGAAGGCGATCAAAGCAACCTCCTACTGGCTGACTTGCTCATCACTGACAAGGCGGCGATCAATGAAGTTCGCAACAATGGTCTGAAAGGTATCAGTCTCGGATATGAGTCTGATTACCAGCAGATAGCGCCGGGCCGAGCGCGGCAAACAACGATTGTAGCCAATCACACCGCTCTCGTACGGAGTCCGAGATGTGGTGCAGCGTGTTCAATTCACGACTCCAACCCCTCCACTGGAGATCCATCAATGGCAACGAAGAAAGGCGCTGAATCCCTCAAGGACAAGCTGCGCAAGCTCTTCATGACGCGCGATTCGGAAGCCTTCGAAAAAGCGTTGTCTGAAGAGGTCAAGGACGAAGACGGCGCGGCCGGCAACGTCCCCGCGATCCATATCCACATGCCCGGCGCTGAGAAGGTTGGCGCTGGCGCTGGTACTACTGCCGATACCGATCCTCCCGCCGACCCCGATGCGGCCCCCGCCGCCGATCCGATGGCGCAAGTCATGGATGCCATCAAGGCGGTTGCTGATTCGGTCGCCGCGATCGGTGAGCGCGTTTCGAAGCTTGAGGCTGGCCCGACTGTCGATGCTGATCCGGCAGGCGATCCGAATCCTGATGCGGACCCTGATGCGGATCCGACGACCGATGCCGATCCTGACGCAGATCCGGAAAACGAGGACAAGCCTGCTGCGACCAACGATTCCACCTCGTTCCGCGATGAGTTCCAGGACGCCAAGGCCCGCGCCGAAATCCTCGCCCCCGGCGCGAAGCTGCCGACGTTCGATGCGAAGGCCGCCGGCAAGAAGACTGCCGATTCGCTGTGTGTGCTGCGCCGCCGGGCTCTCCGCGCTGCGCTGACCAACGACAACGCCGACCTCGTGCGCGCGATCACTGGCGATGCCGACGTGTCGAAGATGACGTGCGACGCCGCAAAGATGGCGTTCCACGCTTCGTCGGAACTCGTCAAGCAGAAGAACAAGACTGTCGCGCGCAAGACGACCGACGCCGCGAAAGAAGCAAAAGACATCAACCAGATCCACGCCGAATTTTGGGCGAACCGTAAGTAAGGAGCCGACATGCCCTCGTTGCAAGCTTATCAATTCCGCATGCCGGCTGGTTTCGCCGGTGACCTCCAGCGCGCTGAAGTCGCGACGATCGAGACTCAACTGATCGACTCGGCAACTCCTCCGACCGTGTTTGGCGTGGCC